CATGCTGAGACATCAGAATTTGCACCAAAATTAAAAAATATCATAGATTATGTAAACAATATACCAGATAACCAAGTTAATGAGTTTTTAGAGCGTTTTCGTAAGCAGGCAAAAAATCCTTATGACTGGAATCCCATTGATGATGACGTTTACACCATAAAACAGATTATTGGCAAAGAACGATGTGAGAATTGTCTATCTGAGCATTGGGCATTTATTGAAAAGGAGGCTAAAAAATTATATGTGGATTTGAAAAACAAAAAAATTGAGCTTATTGAAAGCCCTAATAAGCATAATATTAAACAGATTGCAGGCTCTAATACGGTTTATATTGAAGCTAAAAAGAATGTAGCTAATGGGGTTAATCCATTAAAAAACTTATTAAAGGAGTATAAATGAATATACGTGCAAGATTTGGGCATAATAAAAGCCCTAAACCAAAACCAAAAAAAAATAACACAAAATTAAATGAAAAAAAGTTAAATGAAAAAAAGTTAAATCAAAATTATGAAGTAAATAAATCTAAAATTAAGGAAATAAAAAATGAACGTTAAAACAATTTCTATAGAGTATCTGCAACAAAAAATTATAAGTAAGGTTGGTAGAATCTACAGCGATGATAGCTACGCCAGCTATAAGCTCGCAAGGGACACTAAAATTAAAGCAAAAAATGATGCAATACATGCTTTAAAAGAACTGAATTATACTAATAAAGAAATTAATACAATTGTTAACGATTATTGGCCTAGAGAATTTATTAAGATAAAACACAGATTCCAACTAACATACACAAACATAGAAATGGCTCGAAATAAATACCCAACTAAAATGTTCAAAAAATACATTATGCAACGCTATTACCTTGCATTAAGCGCATTGGAACAAGAATTAATTGATATGAATTATGGTGGCCAGGGCTAGTACAACAATCAAAAAAACAAACTATGGTTGCCCTGGCGTGGTGTGATGAGATTACAATACAATTATAGCATAATGAAAATAAATTCTGAACTAAATAAACATTTAACCGAAAAACAGCATCAAACTCGATGTTTAAACATTCTTGCCGTTAGTAAAGTGATAGCATGGCGCAACAACGTTGGAATGGCCAAGTACGAATCAAAAAAAGGGCCACGTATGGTTAAGTTCGGTCATGCAGGGATTAGTGATATTATAGGATTCACAAACGAAGGTTTGTTTTTTGCTTTTGAGGTTAAACGTTATGGTAAAAAACCAACAGTTCTACAGAAAAGCTTTCTTGATAATGTGGCCAACAACAAAGGGATATGTGGTTATGGAACATCAAATGACTTAGTAGATTTACTAATCCTTAATAACCTATTATAAAAAATAAGATTGTTAAATTTATTAAAATAATAATAGCAATTGAATACTTAAAAATATTAATTACCTTATCGATATTGTCCCAACGTACTCGAGTTAAATCCTCAATAGATTTGAGTTGTGATGCAAGATTATCACATTGTTTTTTGAGATTAGTCACATTTTTTTTGTTTTTTGTTAAATTTTCTTCTAATTGCATAAGATTTCACAAAATTGTAGATTAACGATAAAACAAATAGTTCTGTTATCGCTTCTGTTTTGATACCATGACGATAATATGCCAAGGGGCTAATAATCAACACATTCCAGGCTACATCGCTTAAAACTTGCAATGTTGTTTCACTAATACTACTTATTTTACTTTGCATAAAATACAATCATTGCATAAAATACAATCATTTAACGATGGTTTTTATTTTTGCTCCGGTTAAGATCATTCTCACATCTTTCGGGCTTGGATTCGTATTCATATTTTTAATACTAACATCTAAAACATTTTTCGTGACTATGTCACAAATCTCACTACAAAAATAAGCTTTTTTTGATTGTATTTTTTTTCCAAAGAATCCAGATAATAACGCTAAGTAATCATACTTTGCCCCAATAAGCGCATTTAATTCAGATACGATTTTGCTTTTTGTTTTAGTGTCTACATCCAAAACATAAGTTAAACCTATATTAGATGAAATTTTCTTAGATTTTATTACGCCATTAAAAAAGTTAGCTTCATAGTAAATATTGTTAATTTGAATTGAAACATGATAAAAAATATCATTTGTGAAAAACTTAATTATTGCCGTTGTGTAAAACAAAGGATTTAGAATACTAAATTTTTCGTTATGGAAATGTATGTAAATCTTAGTCAATTTCTAGTTTTCCAGCCATTTTATAGACAACACGAGATACTTGTTTTAGTTCTTCAAATACCTTTTTTATATTGTCATCAGTTTGATTTTTATATTTTTCCATGTCTTTTTGTATTGAATTTATCTTGTTAAACATTTTGTATATGTAAATACCCATAATTCCGTACGCAAAGCATAATAAAAAAAATTGTCCGCTATCGGTTTGTATTAGTGTGTAAAGTGACGGTGCGTATCGAAAAAGTTCCATTTTATAGTTTTATGCAGTACATGACGTTGATGTTTGTTGGACGTGTTTCAGACGTTATGCGTGGATTGCCGTTTACGCTATCAGTCACTATCAAACGAGCGTCAATTTGTGTTCCAGACACTCCATTTTTAAATGAATCTCCTGACCCTGTATCTGCTCTTTGATCTGTATCTCGATAAAGAAAAGAAGTATCGCTTTGCCCTACACGATGATGATGGCCTTGTAACGCATCATCTTGCTTTGTACCAACCGCATCGCCTGTCGTACCATCGCCTCGATCAGTACGTGACGCTGCGTCCGGATCTGTTCCTGCTGTGTTGTCAAACCCTCTTAAAAATCGGCCTCTGTAATCAGGCAAGTTAAAAGTAGTACTTCCATCACCATTGCCATAAATAACACCTAATTCACTAAATAAACGTGCGTGTGTTGTTCTACTAACTGCTGAACCATCACATTCAAGATACCCTTTAGGGGCTGACGTTAAGGCTGTACTAATAATTGTTCCAGTTGGCTTGTCATCTTCTCTAAAATTAAGGTTAATTCTTGTTCCGCTAACCGCTCGACCAATTTCTACTGGGTATAAACTTGGCTTCGTTGATGTTATCGCACCACTAGTCCCTATGTAATACAATGTTCCTGCGGTCAAAGAACTAAACGAATTATAAAAACCATAGTCAATTTTAACTGTTCCGCCACTGGATACAGTGGTATTACAAACCCCCACAACAGAGGTAACCCCTGCGCTAGTAGCATTGCTTGCCTTATACGCCTGTCCACCACTAATTCTTACAATATCACCTGCTGTTAGGTTTTCACCTGCGGTAATTGTTGAAAACTGGTCTGAGGGGATGCCAACGTAAGTTGATGCTGTAATTTGATTTACATTTAGGTCATACGTGCCATCTGCTAAAAATTGTATTAATTTATTACAATTATCATTCCAGTCCGTATTTGTAAATTTAGTTCCTGACCAGGTGATTAGTTCACTTATATTTGGTACTGCCATTATAATTCACGCTCCTTTTTAATTTGTTCTGTTGTTTGTGTTGTTAAGTAACCGCCTAATTGTCTACTTATAACTGGGCTTGTTACTTTTCTTGCTGCTTGCATAGCTTGCCTAATTGGACTTGGAACACTTGGCTTTATTTGCTCTGGGACTGGTTTTCTTAGTTTTGCAGCAGTTTCTATAAGCTTTTCAGTTGTTCCACTTTGCCTTAATCCATATAATGTGGGGCCAATAGAGGCAGTCAATAAAGGGCTTACACCAAAACCTAAAGTACCTAATACCCCAATCTCACTGAGTGATAATTTATTTTTTGCCATTCCTTCTTGTACTAAATCCTTGACTGCTTCATCTTCTAATATTTTTGAGTATTTATTTTTTTCGCCCAGAATTTTGCCTATTTTATTTAAATCTTTAAACTGTTTTTGCTTAACTGTTCGTTTATCTTTTAATATTTTTTTAGCATCGGTTAAAAGTGTGTTAATTTTAGTGTCTTCTATATATGCATTTCCTTGAGCGTCATACGATCTTAATTTTTTTTCAACGTTTTTTACTGGTTCAATTTTTTTTGCATATCGCTTATTTATTTTTTTAATTGGTACCGCATCACTTATATTGTCTGATATTTTCTTTTTAATTTTTGAAAATGCATTAATTACATCCGGTTGAAGTCTTGAGCTAGGGGTCATTCTTTCAATATTTCCTAAACTACGATTTAAAATCATAAATTCATTAAGTGTAATTCTATCCCCTTCTATTACCTTTTCTAATAAATTTTCGTCTACATCTTCCAATAAATCTTGTTGTATTGATTGATATTTTTTAGCTAATTTTTTCAAATCCTTACTTTTAACAGCTGATTTTAAATTTTTGTTTATATTTTTGTATTTAGCTAGTTTAAAAGATTCTGGCAAAGCATTAAGTGATGCTTCATATTCATCACTCGCCATCTGCTGGACTTGTTTTAAGTCAGTCAATATATCATCCGCTAAATTTTCATTTTTTTGAGCTGTGAATAGTTCAGGATTATCAATGACTTTATTTATTGCACCTTTTTCTATTTGTGTACTACGTTTCAAAATTTGCTCTGGGACTTTTCTTAATAATTTAGCTCCCTGCCTCGCCGTTTTGCTTAGGGCTTTGCCCGCTAATGGCAATGCTGCTTCTAATCCTGCTGCTGTTAATCCTACCATCCCAGCCTCTTTTAAAGGGCTTTCCCCTATCACTTTTTGTTCTTCTGGTGTAATGGCTTTTTCTGCTATAGTTCCAGCTGCTGATAGTAAGCCTTGTATTCCAGCTTGTGCAGGAATTGACATCCCACCAGTTGCTAAACCTACTGCTGCTGCTGGGGCTTGTGTAGCAATTTGACGTAATACTTTTAAATTCTTTTTTTCTTGTTCTGTTAATTCACGATCTAATCGTGTTGGTGCTAAAGGAACTTGTTGTTCGCTTAGTGATGCTCTTATTGGGTCTACTTGTTGTCCTTCAACAATTAAAGTTGCCTCTTCTATTTCTTGCTGTGTTGGTGGGGTATTAGATTCAATGGAAATTATTTTTCCGCTAGGTGTTTGTATGTCAAAAATTGGCATCTCTAACTCCTATAATTCTGGCCCCTGTTGATAATCTTGATAAATTTTCAGGAACTACAATGTTTCCTTGTGCATCATATTTCAAATCGTTTACATTTTTTTGTTTATTGTCTGCCATAGGCTTAATAGGACGTTGATAATTATAAACTCTACCCTCATAAGCTGCGTCTCGATCTTCTAAAGCACGTTGTCTAAAGTTTGTTAATTCTGATTCTATAATGTTTTGTCTTAATGTGATACGTGTCGGGTCTGGGAGTGCTTTTTCTATAAAGTTTTTCACGTCGGATTCAGATATAACCCCTAATTGTGCCATTTTTTTATAAGCTAATCTTAAATCGGTAATGTCTTGGTTCATTTTTGCTTTTAATTTTGGGTCTAAAACTCCACCTGTATATTTATTTCTACTTTGAATCAAGCTTGTAGTTAAACGATCAATTTTTTCAGACGCTTCATTTATATCTTTTATTTTTTTAGCGTCTTCAACACTATTAGCATACATTTTTGTTTTTTGCCCATTTTGAAAAACGTCTACTTGTCTTTTTGTTGCTTCCGATTGCTTTACTAACTGTATAGGTTCGCCACTAACAGGGCTTGTAAATTCTATAGATAATTCTGGTGGTAAATTTGGATCATCAGCCAATTTTGGAATAAATCCTGCCTTTGCAAAATCTCTACGTGATTGTCTTTCTTCTTTTTCTAATGCTGCAATACTTTTTAGTCTGTCTTTTTCTGCTTTTTTAGATTCTTGCGATTCTTTTAAACCTAATTTTTCTAATTCAAATTCACGTTCACTTTCTTTTTCTCGTTTAGCTAATCCAAGTTTAAACTGTTCTTGTCCTTGCTGAACGATACTAGCACCAATCGTTGGGTCAGCTCCTAACGCAACTGTTACGCCTGCAAGCATGTTATTAAGTAGTAGTCGGCCTTCTGGCGTGTCTTTCTGCGCATTTACAAAATCACCAAATCCTTGCAATAAACCTTTAGCACCTTGTCCTAAACCACCAATCAAGTTATCAACTGGGCTTGGTTGTTGTGGTTGCATTGGCTGTATTGGCTGACCGCTTGCAAGTAGTTCTGCTGTCATTTGTTCTTGTGTTGGTCTAGTTGGCATTGCAGCCATATTTAGTTGATTACGTGGCTGCCCCTTCATGCACGCTCTCCATATCTTTTAATTGGCTGTAATTGTTGTCCTAATGATACTAAACCACGTTGTCCGGCCAACTGCTCCCGGCTTCTCTGACGCCTTAACTCTTCCTCTAACGCTAGTTTCTCAACGTCAAACCCAAGTTCACGACCTAATCGTCCCGCCAACATTGAAGTGATTTGAGCCGCTTCTGGACCTCTAACGCCTGCTTGTTGCTGTGCTAACTGACCTCGTTTTATTGCTTGTTGTTGTTCTGGCAGTCTTTGTTGTCTAATTATTTCTTGTATTCGTGATATTTGTTGCGGGCGACCTTCAGTAGCTGCCATAAACTGTTTTTGCGCTTTTTGACCTATTTGTGTTGCTCTTTGTTGTGCTTCTTCTTGACCACGCTCAATACCTAAAAATTGCTGTTTTTGCTGTTCTAATTGTAGTTCTGTTAGCTCCTTTTGCTGTTCTAATTGTTGTTCTGTCAGCGCCTCTTCTTGTTCCCTCGCCTTTTTTTGTTGTTCGCTCGTAAAAGCTCCTGTAACAACAGCCCCAGTAACGGCTGCTCCGATAGCTACCCAACTCATTGTAATGCCTCCTTATTTTTAATAGTTGTATTATTAGATCGGTTAATTTTATTAAATTCTTTTAATAATTCTTCATCTACTAAATTATTTTTATGATCTTTTATAATTTCTTTTTCTATTTCATCAACATCGGTTTTATTTGTGACGTGAAACGTGGTCCAGATAGTATCTTCTTCAATGTAAAGCAATCTTCTTGTATTTGCTTCTGTTATTCCTGTGTAAGGTGCGCTTATAGTTTCTGGCTTGCTTCCATCGTAAACTATACACTTTCCCTTACTTACCACGAATGGATGTCTCGTTTTATGTATTTTAGATGTTAGCAATGTTCCTGCAGGCATAAATATTTCTCTAATGTACATACCGTCAGTAAAACGATGAGTTAATGGCATCTCTACCGGTTCACCTGTTGCAATTATAGCTTCCGCATTGTCTATAACCTCATTAACAGAAATTTTAGTTTCTTTAACTTCAAACAACTCTACCCTCCAGTTTCCAACCTTTAATCACTGCTTGAGTTTGTGTGCTTATCTTAAACCGCATCCAATTAGCGTATTTATTTATGTATACGACTTTATAATCTTCTTCGTCCTCTGTGGTTTCGAAATAATCTTCATCGTAATAATCAAAATCATAATACGCCCCATCGTATGTGATGGTGGCCGTTACTGTTTTAGTGCTGTCTATTGTGGCAAGTGCTGTCAATGTATTGCTTCCTGATTTGTCATAATACACATAAAGATTT